CCCATATGCTGAAAATTCAAAAACTTTAATTGTAGAGACAAGTCTTGATGGCATTGTACCTGAACCAGGTTACGATGTCATCATTTTTATTATTGAAGACTTTTGGAGACCAGATCAAGTCATGAAATGGGTCTCTCACTACAATGAAAAGTTCCAATATTACAAGTTTTTTGAAGATTTGTCATGCAGAGACACTTTTATAGGTGGTGTAAAGACAAATAATGAGAAATTTAATTTAATTTTGTGTCAATCAAAGAAAAAATTAAGTACAATTCGCAAAAAATTAGCAGAAACTGAGTATTACACGTATTGGACAGAAGAATATCTTAAAGAAGTTCTTGGTGATGACTATCAATACGTAGAAAAAACATCAGAAGAAGGATAAATTTAGTAATTTTAGCTATTTCGGGATAGCAACCCCGTAAAAAGTTCTGATTTTTTAAATCAGGAGCTAAAAATGTCAAATTTATTTGTAGACAGAGACTCAAATTACATGCGCCAAATGTGGGGAACCACTAAATTAGTTACAGATTACAACACAAATCCGAAAAAAAGGATAATTCAAGAGGTAATGCATGATTCTGCACCACACCATGATCTAAAAAAACAAACAGATCTACATGAGAAGATTCGTAATGACAAAGACTACGATGATTGGGAGTATGGCACTGAGCCAAACTACGGTAAAAAATGGTAAAAAGGTCTTATACATATAATAAATACCCTTAGTTTGAGTAATGACTACAATTTCTCGCAAATTTACAGACATCAGTCTTTCTTTTGTGAGAAATCCTGTAACTAATGATATTTTGACTATTAATAATGCTGATGCAATTAAAAAATCTGTTATTAATTTAGTGAGAACTAGAATTGGCGAGAGATTTTTTAATCCACTTTTAGGATCATCTCTTGAAGATTCTATATTTCAGTTACAAACTCCAGAGATGGCATATTCTTTGGAGTTAAATATAAAGACACTTTTGGAAAACTATGAACCAAGGATTTCAATATTTTCAGTTTTGGTGACATATCCGGAAGATAGTAATGATCTTAATGTGAGGATATCATTTGATATAATTGGAATTCCTGTTCCAACTCAAACTTTAGATTTCATATTACAATCAACTAGAGTCTAATGTCATTTAATCAATTCACAAATTTAGATTTCGGTGATCTTAGGACTCAGATCAAAGATTATTTACGCGCCAATAGTCAATTTACTGACTTTGACTTTGAAGGATCAAACTTTTCAGTTTTAATTGATCTTTTAGCATATAATAGCTACATAACTGCCTACAACTCTAATATGGCAGTTAATGAAATGTTTCTTGATAGTGCTACTCTGAGGGAAAACGTAGTATCTTTAGCTAGAAATATTGGGTATCTGCCTAGATCTAAAAGATCTTCAAGGGCATTAGTGAATTTTAGCGTTGATATGAGTCAAACAAACGCTAAAACTGTTAAATTACTTGCAGGACAAGTAGCTCTAGGTGCAGTAGTTAATGGAAATTATATTTTTTCAATTCCAGAAGATATTGTTACTCCAGTAAATGTTGATGGAATAGCCACTTTTGACAACCTACAAATTTATGAAGGAGTATACCTAACTACAACATTTATAGTAGATGAATCTCAACCAAATCAAAGATTCATTTTACCTAATATTGGCGTAGATACTACAACAATTAGGGTAAAAGTTACAAATCAAGTAACAGAAGTTTATAACCAATATGATACTTTATTGAATATTGGTAAAGACTCTAGAATATTCTTAATTCAAGAAGTGGCGGATACTAAGTATGAAATTAGATTTGGTGATAATATTATTGGTAAAAAACCTTCTAATGGAAGTAGAATAGAAATAAGTTACATTGTTACTAATGGATTTTTAGGAAATGGAGCTTCAAATTTTACTTTCTCTGGTAGATTGTTAGATAATAATTTACTTGATATTACTACTGGTATTTCATTACTTCTCACTCAATCAAAATCTGAAAATGGAGATAGTATAGAATCAATGGATTCTATCAAATACTTTGCACCAAAGGTATATGCATCACAGTATAGGGCAGTGACCTCTAATGACTATAAATCTCTTATTCCATATATTTATCCGAACGTAGAGTCCGTAAATTCTTATGGTGGGGATGAATTGGATCCACCAGAATACGGAAAAGTTTTTATATCTATAAAACCTAGAAATGGAACATTCCTTTCAGAAATCACAAAACAAAATATTTTAAGCACCATTAGGAAATATTCAATCGCAGGAATTAAACCAGAAATAGTTGATTTGTCTTATTTATTTGTGGAGTTAGATGTTGCAACCTACTATAATGTTAATTTATTAACTAACCCAGAAATAGTTAAAACAAAGGTAATCAACACTCTTACCTCATATGCAAACTCTAAAGATGTTAATAGTTTCGGAGGCAGATTTAAATATAGTAAAGTTGTAGGTTTGATAGACGATTGTGATAAGTCTATCACATCAAATATAACAAAAGTTAAAATGAGAAGGGACTTAAATCCGGAACTAGATACTTTTGCTACTTATGAACTTTGTTTTGGAAATCAAATACATACTAAATCAGGAGGATATTCCGTAAAGTCTACAGGTTTTTATATTAATGGAGTGTCCGATCTAGTATACATAGCGGACGCACCTTCTTCTAGTGACAAGAATTCTGGAATTATATTTTTCTTTAAATTGGAAAATAATCTTCCCGTAATTATAAAAAATAATGCAGGCACAATTAACTACAAACGGGGAGAAATTTTATTGGATGTTGTTAATATAACATCATCTGTTTTAGCAAATGGACTCATAGAAGTTCAAGCTATTCCCGAATCAAATGATATTATAGGACTTCAGGATTTGTATTTGCAATTAGATGTTCAAAAATCTGTGGTAAATATCATAGAAGATGTTGTAAGTTCTGGTGAAAATTCTTCTGCAACTCAATATGTAGTTACATCAAGTTATCTAAACGGAAAGTATACGAGATAAAATGTCAGAAATTAAAAGAGTAAAAATCAGCTCAATCATTGGTACTCAAATTCCCGAGTTTTTGTCTATAGAAGCTCCTCTTTTCAAGGAGTTTCTCACACAATACTATACTTCTTTAGAATATCAATCTGGACCGATTGATATTATTTCCAATATTGTAAATTATAAAAATTCTAAAGCCTTTAATAATATAGATTTAACGGAACAAACTACTTTAACTTCTGATATTTTGTCTTTTGATGATACTATAAATGTTGAGTCTACTAAAGGTTGGCCCGATTCATATGGATTATTGAAGATTGGTGATGAGATTATTACATATTTGTCTAAGACTGAAACCTCTTTTCAAAATTGTATCAGAGGATTTAGTGGAATTGAAAATCTTGAGTCTTTACAAAATCCAGAATTTTTAGTTTTTTCATCAACAAATTCTTCAGAACACTCTAACAATAGTGTAGTTAAAAATTTAAGTAATCTATTTTTACTTAAATTTTTTGAAAACTTTAAGTATGAATTTTTGCCAGGATTTGAGTCCAGGGATTTTTATAATGATGTTTCTGTTGAAAATGTAGTTTATAAACTAAAGGATTTATATACATCTAAGGGGACTGATTTATCTTACAAATTATTATTCAAAATTTTATATGGTTCTGACATTGAAATTATAAAACCGCAGGATTTCACATTATCTCCATCTTCAAATTCATACTTTATTACAAAAAATATACTTGTAGAAAAAATTTCTGGTTCAAACCCAATAGAAACTAAAGGTAACTTTTTATTCCAAAATATAACTGGAATTGGCACAGTAAGTGCATCTATTTTTAATGTTGAGTATAGGCCTGTAGGCAATAAAGACCTTTATGAAATTTCTCTAGATAGCACATCATTTAGTGGAAATTTTCAAGTTTCCGGAAAAACTAGAATACTAGAAGATATTCCAGTAAATAGTAGTACTATTTTGGTTGATTCAACTGTAGGATTTGCTAATTCTGGAACTATTCTAGTAAAACCAAGAAATTCTGATTATATTAGAATTAATTATACTGGAAAAAATATTAATCAATTTACTGGAGTTACTAACGTAAGTAAATTTTTAGACTATGGTCTTGATTTAGTTGAAGAAAAATTTGCTTTTAGCTATGTTGGAGTTGGAAATACTTCAAAAGTAGAGTTTAGAGTTGTAAATGTAATTGATACTATTGATTTCTCCAAAACTTCAAATCTGCGAGTAGGTGATAATATTTCTTTATCTGGATTTGGTGAAGATTTATATGATAGTTATGAATTTAATAGTTGGATCTATAATATTCCTACAAATCACAATATTCAAAATATATCTCAAATTGATTCTACAAAATATAGAATTAATTTATTTGATAAAGTTTATTTCTATCAAAATGAAGTAGTTTCTCTTGTAGATTCTATCGGAAATAAAACTGAAGCTAATATTATAGCCGTAGAGTACGCAACTTCAGATCTAATTAAAAAATACAGTAATAGAATTCTAGTACAAGTTACAAACCCAGGATCTTTTTCCGTATTGAGTTCAAAAGTAGTAACTAAGAAAATTTATAAAG